TTAGGCGACGCGAACCCAGAGGGACACGTCGAGGTTGCTGGCGTTGGTGTCGTGCCCGATGAAGCGCCACGTCCCAGAGGTGATGTTGACTGCCGCGCCGCCGCCCAGGCCAGGGATGCCGACGAACTGGCTACCCGAGAAGACGAACGTCGAGCCGAAGGTGCAGCCGGTGAATGCGCCGCTCGCCCGACCCATGATGATGCTGCCAACGGGACATTGGGAAGAACTGATGGGGCTCGTGACGATGTCGTAATCGACGTTGCTGTGTACAGCCTTCAGCGACGTGCCATCGCCGCCGAGGCGGAACCTGTAGGCGAAGGCGACGTACATGGCGATGGACGTGGCGGTGCTGGTGCCCAGCGTCATCAGGCTGCTGCCGCCATCCATCGAGAGGTCGCCGATGTGACCGCTGTTGTCGGTGTTCTCCAGCCGGTAGCGGACGCCGCCACCTGATCCCTTGATGTGGAACAGGGTCGATGGGCCAGTCATCGGCCCGACGCCGACGCTGCCGCCATACCGCTGCATGACGATGCTGCGGGCGTTGGGGGTGGTGTCGAAGCCCTGGATTTCAGGGAGGTCGGCAGCGGTGTAGCCGATGCCCAGCCGCACGCCGGGGTTGGCGAGCGTGAAGATCGTATTGGCCTTGGCCGGCCATTCTGCAAGGCTGCCGATGGTCGAGCCACCGTTGACGTTGAGCTTCGCGCTCCCCGGCACGCTGCTAATCACCGGCCCGAGCAGGACCGTGCCGGTGTTCAGCGCCGAGATCATGTTCTGGGCGATGACGTAGCTATATAGGCTGAATTCGTTGTTTCCGACCGAGCCGATGTTGGCCGCCCCCAGGGCGTACATAGCGCCCCCGGCTGCATTCTGGAAACTGATCTGATCAGCAGAGCCTCCGGTGTTGTTGCATTTGAGCGCAAGCCCTGCGCCCGAAGTCGTCGACTCGATGAAGATCGTTGCGGCCCCGGCGCGCTTGACGTGGAGCGCGGCAAGGATGGTGCTTACACCGATCCCGACGTTGCCCGACCGGTCGATCCGCATCTGCTCGGCCCCGGCGTTGTCGGCCGAGGTGAGGAAGAGCAGATCGGACCCGTAGTCGGTGTCGCCGCTGACGCGGGTGTACTGCACCGAGAGGCCAGCAGGGGCAATCGCTGAACCGCCGAAGCTGTTGACGGCCCCGAAGATCATGTACCGCTGCGTGGGGGTGCTGCCTGCCCCACCGTAGCCTGAGACTACTTGGATGCTGCCGTTCAGGACACTGAGCTTGTCGTAGGGTGCGCCGCCGCCGATGCCGAGGTTGCCGCCGCTCAGGCGCATATGCTCGGTGAAGCCTCCGTCGTAGAACCGGATCATGCTGCTGCCGGCCGTCGCAACGAGCGAGATGCCCTGGGCGTGGTCGCTGAAGAGGACGCCCGTGTCGGAGTTGGCAGGCCAGTCGAGGTTGGCGCTGCCGATGGCTGCCAGCCCGACAGCGTGGCCGGCGTTGTTGTTGGCCCTGAAGACAGCGTAGGAGTGCGTGCCGGTGCTGATGTTGGTGGCGAAGAAGCCTGCGGCACCATCGAAGTTTTCGTCGACACTGATGTCGTCGAGCGATGCGATGCCGCCGCTGACCGAGATGGTGCCCGTAAGCCCCAGGTCGCCGTCGACCGCGAGGTTGCCAGTGAAGATGACGTCGCCAGTGATCGAGAGGCTGCCGTTGAAGGCGATGTTGCCGGTGACCCCGAGGTCGCCAATCACGTTGAGGTCGGTCGCCAGGGAGTAGGCAGTGCCGCTCCACTGGGCTACCTGCACGCCCATGACGGCCACGCCCATGATGCCGGGCGACACCTTGTACAGGCCGGTGCCAGTCTCCGAGGAGAAGGCGAAGGCAGGCTGCAGGACCGAGCCGTCGACGAGCCTGAACGGGGCGATCATCCCGCCGCGTCCGTTGCGGTCGAGAGAGTCGGTGATCCCCTGCGCGATGTCGTCGGTGGTCGTGTTCGCCCAGGCCGCCTGGATGACGGTGTTGGGGACTACCGGCGGCAGCGGCAGACTGTAGGTGCCTGAGACGTTACGGGGCATTTGGGTCCACCTGTTGGTTCTCGTACTGAGCCGCGCCGGCACCCGCCGCGCCACCGTATGGGGCCGCGCCGCGCAGTGCCCGCAGGATAGCTTCTTGCGTCTTCGGCATCGCCCTGCCGGTCATCCACTGCTGGACCGGCCGCGTGCCGTACAGGGACGCTGCACCGAGCGTGCCCAGGTTGCCGATCTCGCCCAGGCCGGCAAGGAACGCGAGCGTCGCAGCGCGCTCGGTGGTCCCGCTGTCGCTGACCTTGGGCACGAGGTTCATGCCCAGCCGCGCCTCTTCCTGCAGCGGCGCAGTGCCCTGCAGGTAGGCACGCTTGCCAGGGATGCGGTCGGTCGCCTTCGCGGCGTTGACGAGCCCGACCGGGCTGTAATGCTCGGGCACGCCTTCGCTCGCCTTGGCCCCGGTGCGCAGCGCCGCCTTCTGGAGCGCGAGACGCTTGCCGTACCCCTTGTCGAGACGGGTGATGGCTGCCAGATCGTCGCGGGGCAGGGCGTTGCGCCAAGTGCTGCCGTACTCTTCGGCGAGCTTCTTGAACGCCTTGCCGATCTCCTGCTGGCCGGGGTCCTGGCTGTTCATGAAGCTGAAGGCTTTCTTCTTCAACTCCGACTCGACTTGCTGCGCGCCGACGGCTGACACCTGGGCTCCAGGCGTCGGGTTCTGCATATGGCTCAGGCGCAGTTGCTGGAACGTGTCGTCGACCATCGCCCGCGCTTCCTTGTCGAGCGCGAGCCCGGCAGTCAGCTTGCGCATGTCGGGCTGGTAGGTGACGCTGGCGTAGGGCAACTGGTGCTTCGTCAGCACGGCGTCGTATGCCTTGCCGGTCTGGTCGATCACCTCGTCGACAGTCTTCACGCCCTTTGCAGCCCCAGGCGGCAGGGCAGCATCGCGGGTCATCTGACGCCACTGATCCATCGCACGCTCGCGAGTGCGGCGCAGCGGGCCGCCGGCAATGGGTGCCGACTGGGCAGCCTCTTCGGCCCGGCCGACCGCCTTGCCGAAGTACTCCTTGCCGGCAGCCATGCTCTGGCCGAAGGTCGGCTCGACACCCTTCGCTTCGAGCGCCAGGATGTCGTCGGCCTTGGTGCCGACCGGCTTCGCCAGCCGGCCGACAGCCCTGGTCAGAAGCTGGCCGCCGGCTGTGCCGGCAGCGTTGACGGCACCGGAGGTCGCACGCTCCTTCAGGTCCCCAGGCGTCGTCGCTGCACCGTAGAGCCCGGCCGCGCCGATCTGCGCGAGCGCACCGCCAGGGACGAGTGCCAGGGGAGCCTGGGCAGCGATGTCGCCCGTGATCTCGCCCGCCGTCGTCTGCCAGCCTTCGGGCCGATGCTTCTGGTAGATCTCGGCATCGGCCGCGCCTTCGGCGTTGTCCTTGCCGAAGAGGCTTGTAACCCCACGGTACGCCTTGTCGAGGGTCGAGCCTGCGCCGACGAGGAACTTCTCGGTGCCGGACATGCCGGCATCGGGTCGGTACTTCTCGGCGTCGGCTGCAGCGTCGGCCGCGCGGCGGTCGACGGTCGGCGCTGCAGCGCGACGGTCGACGGTCGGCGCGCTCTGCCATCCGCCAGGAGCGGCAGCAGCAGGCGCAGCAGCCTGGGGCTGCCCGCCCCCCAGCGTGATGATCTCGCTCGTGCCGGCAGCAGGACGACGACGGTCGACCGGCTGGCGGGCGTCGGCACCGACGACGGGCGCGTCCTGCCAGCCCATTACGGCTTCCTCCGGGGCTGCCCGTCAGGGCCGACGAACATCGTGCCGCTGGGGAGCTTGGCGTAGTCGGCCTCGCCCGTGATCCGCACCGTGCCGGTCCTGGCCCGGTGCTGGTAGTACGGGTTGACGATCACGTTGGTCGGGTCGAGCCCGCGACGCGACGCCTTGTCGGCGTACTCCTCGCCGACAGCCTGGATCTTCGCGCCGGCAGCCTTCTCGTACAGCGACGCCATCGACCTGATGTCGGCGACGAGCTTGTCGCTCAGGGGCTCGCCGCGAGTGACCGCCGCGATGATGTTGCTGGCACGGTCGATCAAGCCCTGCTGCTTGGCGACCCGGTCGTACTCGCCCTCGCGCACCACCGAGCCTGGGTCGAGGAACTTGTTCAGCAGCATGATCATGCCGCCCTGCTCGACTGCGGTCGGACGCCGGCCAGGAGCCAGGGCACCGAGCTTGCGGGTGGCGTCGATCTCAGCCGTGTAGTCCTTGGTCTGCGCGTCGAACTGCTTGGACATCGCGTCTTCGGTGCGCCATTCCTGGCCTTGCCGGCGAAGCTCCATGCCCTCGCCCGAACTGCCTTGCTTCGAGTGGGCGATAGCCAGCAGCACCTGATCGTGCTTGCGCTTCTCCTCTTCCTGCAGCAGCGCGAGGCGGCGGTTCTCCTGCATCGTCAGGTTGCCCTTGCGAGCTTGGTCGAGGGCGGTGATGCGCGCCTCGATCTGCTTCAACTGAAGCTCCTGGGCGTGCGCCGGGTCCTCGATGAAGCCCTGGTCGGTCATCGTCCCGCCGGTCATCTTCATCGGTGCCTGCGACTCCCCGTACTGCTTCAGCGCCTGCGCCTGGAAGGGCTCGAAGCTCGGCCCGGCCTGCTGCGCCGCCAGGGCGAGCATCAGCTTGTTCATGCCGCCGGCCGACTGCTTGCGGTACATCTCCTCCATGCCCGTGCGGTCGGGCGGGGCCAGCAGCCGCTGCTGGTCGGCGAACGCCTGCTCCTGACGCTTGCTCAGGTCTTGGTACTCGGTCATCAGCGGGTCGGGCGCGTTCGACGGCATCGGGACAGGCACGCCAGGACCGCCAGGAGCCCCTCCAGGCGACGATCCCGGCGCGGGAGGGGTAGGGGTGCCTGGACGCCCTGTCGCCTGCGGCAGAGCCGTCCTGGGCGGTCCTGCCGGCATCGGCTGGGGTCCAGGCTGGGGCATCGGGGGCTGCTGGGGCATCGGCGGCGGCTGCTGCATCGGGCTCGCGCCGCCGACCGGCGCACCCATGCCGGCAGCGAACGAGCCGGGCTCGTTGCCGCGCAGAGCGTTTACACGCGCAGCACCGGGCGTGTACCCAGGCGTCAGGTCGCCCAGGATCGTGCCGATGACGTCTTCGTACATGGTCTACTCGATGTAGCTCGGGACGCCTTCGCCGCCGGGGATCTGCGGCATCATCGGCGGCGGGACATAGCCCTGGCGCTTCTCCAGGGGCAGGGCCGACTGCTGCGCCTGCCGCTGCTGCTCCTGAAGGTCGGCAAGCTGCGAGCGGCGGTCGCCCATCAGGTTCTCCTGGGCGGTGTCGACGCCGCGCTGCTTCTGCGCAGCCATCACGTTGCCGGCAACATTCGCGACCATCGAGAGCGGGTTGGCCGCACGCACCGTGCGAGCCCCGCCGCCCTGGATCATGTCCGGCATCTGCGACGTCTGGCGCAGTTGGTTCACGAGTGCCTGCTTGCGCGCGATGCTTTGCTCGGCGGCGTTGTTGCCGCCCTGCTGCATCATGTAGTTCATCAGCATCGCTTCGTTGCCTGCGTCCATCTCGATCTCCTGGGGTTACATCGCCATCGCAGCAATGCCTGCGACGGACCCGATGCCTGACATCAATGCTTGGTTCTGCTGCTGCTTGGCGTTGTAGGCGTCCATGCCTGCGCTGTACTGATCCTTCGCCGCGCCCGTGTAGTTGACGCCGCCGGCAGAGGTCGAGGCGTTGAAGCTCGGCATGTTGGGCATCGCCACCTGGGCACCGGTCAGCAGCGCGTTCATCTCGTTGAGCGGCATCGCACGCTTCTGCTGCTGCTCGGCGATGTCCTGCTGGCGCAGCTTGTTCTGGTACTCCGACGCAGCCATCTGCTGCTGGAAATTCTGCTGGTTCGCTCCGGACATCATCCCGAAGTTTTGCTGGTTCTGGCCCATGCCCTGCTGCCACGCCTGCTGCTGCGCTGCGTTCTGGAACTGGCCGCCGGCAAGATCCTGCTGGAACTGCTGGCCTTGACCCTGAAGCTCCATCTGGTAGTTGCGCTGCTGCTCGGTGCCGGCCGTCTGCATGGCGTCGAACGCCTGCCGCGACTGCTGGTCGCCCATGCGCTGCATCTCGCGGTTCCAGGCTTCGCTGCCACGGGTCAGCCCCATGTTCTGGAGCTTGCCTTCCAGGGCTTGCTGCGCCTGCTGGTTCTGCGGCTGCATGCGCGCCATCAGCGCCTGCTCGGTGCGCTGCCGGCCAAGGTCGCCGCCGGCCTGCATGACGTTGGTCTTGCCGATGCCGGACATGATGCCCTGGCCTGCACCGCTCGACAGGAAGGCGTTGGGGTCCGTCTCGCGAGCGCCGACCGCCTGCCCGCTCGCCCGCATCGAGTCCCAGTCGAACGGGTTCGCCATCGCCTCGCGGGCGCGGCCGATCTGCTCGCCGGCAATCTGGCTCTTCGCCGCGTCGATGCTCTGCTGCTGGTCGAGTGCAGCCTGGAGCTTCGGGTCGACCGTGGTGTTCTGGGTCCACTTGGTGACTTCCTTGCCCGTGGCCGGGTCGACCTCCATCGCAGAAGACCACTTCTGGGCTCCCCAGGGAGTGACCTGATCGGGCCGGTTCGCCCAGTCGGCACGGGTCTGCGCTTCCTGGCTCGACGCGGCCGTCTTCTCGGCCATCGACGAGTAGTCGGGCGGGGGCGGGGGTCCTGACTTCTTGCCCATCAGTGGGTCCTCCGTGGCGCGAGCCACTTGCATTCTTCGCGGCGCATCCGCATCAGGAAGAGCGAGCCGTCGGGGTGCGCGCCGTCAAGCTCCACCACGAGCTTGAAGCCCAGGCGTCGGTTGATGTCCAGGGCGGCGACATTGTCGCTCGGGACCATCGCCAGGACTTGGTTGCAGCCCATGACATTGAACGGATAGTCGAAGCAGGCATGCAGCATCCGCTTGTCGATCCAGCCCGGCTCGCCCGCCATGTGCATCACGCACGAGGCTTCGTTGTAGCTGTCGAAGCCGACGACGCCGCGCAGCACGTTGGGGTCGCGGTCGGAGATCGAGCCGATGCAGCGGATGTTGACCGACGGCACGAGCCCGATGCGCCCGCAGAGCCAGGAGATGAGAGGACCCTGGGGCTGGCAGGCGATCACAGCACGCCCCCAGGCTCGACCAGCGCCTGCCAGCCAACGAAGAGCGTGTCGGCCGAAGCGCGGACCCATGCCTCGAAGCTCTGCCCCGAGCCGGACCAGACCGCGACGTCCCAGAGGCCGACGTCCCAGGCACCGCTGCCGGCACCAAGGTATGCCGGCACGGGGCCGTTGATCTCAAGGTTCCACTCGCTATTCAGCCCGGCCTGGACGCCTGGGGCTGAATCGCTGATGAAGCTCGGCCGGACCATCTGGAACCGCTTGACGCGGATGCCCTCGCCCATCGGCTGGAAGGCGGTCACCACGAGCCCCTGGAGATCATCCCCAGGCACGGCATCGACCTGACCGTCGGTGCCGCCGACAAAGCACTGCCAGATGTTGCCGTCGAGATCTCCCGAGAAGACCTTGCCGTTGAAGTCGATGACGGTCAGCATCGGGTATCCGCGCAGCATCGCGAACGCCTTGTTGTTGACCTCGTAAGCCCACTGCAGGTTCTCGATGTTGATCTCGGCCCGGTTGACGAGCAGCAACTGCTCGTGCGGCAGGAAGCGCACCTCCCAGTACCGGGTGTCGAGCGAGCCCGCGATCTCGACCGCCAGGGCACTGTTGATGGCGGCCGCGATCTGCGCGTTCTGGAAGAAGCCCTGGCCGCGCATCAACTCCGACATGAAGACCATGCCGCGCTCGGACAGGATCGTGACGTCCTGCTGGTAGTTGGTGAAGTAGCGATGGCCGACCGGCACGCGGCCGATGAACCAGCGACCGATCACTTGGAATTCGCCGGCAACGTCGGGGTCGTTGCCACCGTAGACCAGCACGTCGCCCTGGGTGGCGATGGCGATCAACTGGTTCTGCACGCCGACACCGCTGCTGCCGTCATACGTCCAGTTGATCAGCACCGACAGGCTGCCACCGTTGGGGAACATCGAGCCGAAGTCGAAGGCGGTCGCCGCGCCGGCATAGACACCGAAGTCGAGATACCAACCCCGCGTCGTGTCCTTCTCGACGAACCAGACCCGGTTCTTGAAGACGGTGACGAAGCTGAAGAGGTTGGGGTTGACGCCGTCGATCTGGTTGACCCCGACACCCATCGTGATCTGGGTGAACGTCGTGCCGTCGTAGATCCAGTATCCACTGCCTGGGTTGACCATCAGCATGACGTGGACGCCAGCGTTGGTCGTGAAGTTGAGCGACGTCCACTCGCCGACAGGCGTGCCGGTCGGGACCGACAGCACCGGCACAGGGACGACGCCTGAGGCTGTAGGCGTCGTGATGTCGTAGATGTCGCCGGCAGCCGTCGCGGCGAAGAGCTTGTTGTCGCCCAGCGGCGACAGGTACTTCATCTCGGAGCGGACCTCGCCCGTGAGGTTGGAGACGTGGCGCAGGTAGCCCCGGCGCATCTGCAGCCCCAGCACGCGGGGCACGAGGTTCTCCAGGCGGATCGCCGTCTGCGGGTTGCCGCCGGGCAGCGGCTGGGTGACGTCCAGGCCGCGCAGCGGCGCACCGAACGGGAACGCCTGATGGTTCTGCGTGGCGCTCGACCGCCTGGGCGTCGTGCGGCGGGGTCCTTGGTAGGGGACGAGAGCCATCAGGGGCTCGCCTCGTAGTAGGGCTGCTGCTGCGTGCGCTGCTGCGCCAGCGACTGCGCCTGCGCCTCGCAGTCTTCCAGGGCTCCGGACGAGCAGAGGTACTGCCCGTTCTCGTCGCGACAGATGTAGGTCTGGCGGCTGAAGAAGGCACCTTCTGCCGGCGTCCCTACGTTGGGATTAGGGACGATTTCGACCGTCGGAGTCACCACCCAGCCTGGAGGAAGAGTTGCCATTTCGTTCCTGGGAAATGTCAGTTCTGGCGCATGCCGTAGAGGCTCGCCTCGGGCAGGTTGCCGATGCCGATGTATGGGTAGTCGTGGCGGCCACCCGCCATGTTCAGGATGTTGGCTCCCTTCTCGGCACCGATGCGCGAGTCGAAGGCGAGCAGGAAGTCGCGCACCGCAGCGGACGAGTCGAAGCCACGGGCTTCGAGCCACTTCAGCCGGGTCAGCAGCGTCATCAGGACGCCGTCAAGCTGGAACACGTCGCCGGCCTTCGTCGCGATGTTCTTGTACAGATCCGGGTTGTCCGCGTCCTGCACCAGCGCCTGGGACAGGTACATGAACTTGAACGGCTGCCCTGGCGGTGCCGGCGGATTCAGGAACCAAAGCTGGCGCTGGCGCATCTGCCACGTCAGCGTGAAGTTGGCGCTGATCGGGAAGACGCGATAGGTCATCCAGCCCTGCGGGCTGACCGGGCCGACCGCAGGGAAGCGCATGCCGGCATTCCACTGGGTCTGGTCGATGAAGCGGTAGAAGTCGCCCGGCAGATCGAAGGCGACCTCGTTCGACTCGCCAGGGACGGGCGGGATCAGCGTCTCGACGACGATGGTCCCTTCCTTGGTCAACTGGCTCCACTCGTAGGCGTTGAGCATCTCCAGGCTGGAGAGGTTCGCCACCGTCCGCATCAGCACCATGTTGGGGTCTGCCGACCCGACCGGGTCGGTCGGGATCGGCAGGTTGAGCATGGCGCAGACCTGCTGCATCAGCACCTGAAAGGTGCTGAAGTTGGTCATCGAGTAGGTCGTCGCCATGCTGTGTCCCCAGGCTTACCGGCCGAAGTTTTTCACGCCGGGCTTGCCGGCACCGGAGCGTGCGGCACGCTCCTCGTCGCCGACGTGATCGCCCTGCGCCACATGCGGCTGGGCGATCTGGGCTTCGAGTGCCCTGATGCGCTCCATCAGCGCCTCGTTGCCGTTGACGGTCAACAGGTACTTCTTCGCCGCGTCGGACATCTCGCGGGCACCCATGAAGGTCATGTTGGTGTCCGACAGGTTCGCCAACTGCTCGATGGTGCGGATCTTGAAGTAAGCAAGCTCCTCGATGTGCGCCTCGGTCAGGAACGGCGCGACCTTGAGCGGCGTGCCGACCACTTGATCCTTGACGCCAGCCTGGAACTGCGCCCAGTGCTGCGGCCAGCGCCTGCGATGGAGGTCCCAGACCTCCGCAGTGACGATGTTGTTCTTGTCGCCGGGGATCATCACGGTGACGAACGCCACGTCCTTGTAGATCGGGCGGTTGGCCTTCGTCGACTCCTCGATGTCGATCCGGGGCTTCATGTAGAAGTGGACGTGGAGCTTGTCGTCGTGCCCCGGTCCCATGCCTGGGGGCAGCCCGCCGGGAGCGCCGCCGAATTGGCGAGCATCGACGCTCACGGTCTGATCGAACTTCGACCAATCGGTCGGGGGCTGGCTGTTTTGCAGGGCTTCAACCTGCTGCGCGTCGAGTGCCATCTGGGTTCTCCTTGTGCGTGGGATGTTGGGGAATCTCGGCTGGCCCATCCCACTGAAGCCTGCAGTTTAAACGTCAGACGCCGATGGTCGGGACCACCTCAAGAATGAACCGGACGTTGGAAAGCTCGACATCGTCGATGCCGCCGCTGATTTTGCTCGCCCTGACCTCGTACACCGGATCGCCAGCGACGGGCACGGCATTGATGACCTCGAAGGAGCATTCGGCGATGTTGGTGGCCCCCTGGCCGCTGACCGTCGTACCGCCAGGGACGCTGACCCCGTCACGGTACAAGCTGAAAACGATCTCATTGCCGGTCGCGCAGGCGATGCCGGCATAGAAGGTGACGCGGGTGTTCGTCGAGGGCAGCCCCAGGGCGTTGCGCCTGATCTGCCCGCTAGTCGGCCCGAAGGTGGTGAAGTCGGCGGTGATCGCCATCAGGTCCGGCAGCGGCACCATCACGGGCGTGACGCCCAAGGCTGGCATCGTATGCAGGGCCACACCGAGCGCGCCGAACCCTGGCGTCATCGTGTCGATGAAGTCCTTGATCATGTTCCGCACTGCTGCGGCGGTGATCTGGTGCGTGGCGTTGTCGGGGATCGAGGCATCAGCCTGGGCCTTCAACGCGACCATTGTCTTGCGTGCCATCAGGGACTCCCGTTATCGAAGGCGTTGTTGAAGCCCTGGTCGAATGCCCCAGGGCCGATCACGGGCGGGATGATGCCGTCGCTGATCGAGAGGAACCCCTCGGCCGTCAGCGGCAGCCCTGCGTACCAGTAGACCGGGAGGTCGAAGCTGATGCGAACCTGCCCTAGCTCGTTGGTGATCGGCCCCGCCTTGGGCACCAGGGGGTTGTCGCTGTCGGTAAGGGACCCGTCGTTCAGATAGCCGATGGCCGCGAAGTAGAGGTTGGGGTTGGACCCCCCAGCCGCAGCGAGGCCGCCATCGGCCCCAACGGGGGTGCCCCCATTGAAGTCGAGCGGCGGCCCGGCCGACAGGATGATCCGGCCCTGCGGGTCGAACTTCAGCACGCCCGCGATGAGCATGGCGTGCTGCCTCTACGGTGCGACGGCGGCGCTCGCAGTGCCGAAGGAGCCGAACACCGACTGGCCGGTCACCAGGGCAGAGCCCGAGCGGTTGCTGTAGCCCGTCTCGACTGCAGCGCCCGTTGCGACCGCGCCGGTCGCCGTCACCATCTTGGTGACGAAGCCCGTGTAGGCCGGTCCTGCGCCAGCGTCGCGGCTGCCGCCCTGGCCGGCACCACCGATGCCGAAGCCTGCGGTGTACGGGCTCGACGTGCCGGCAGCATCGTTGCTGCTGCGGCCGCCGCCGATGTACATGCCGATGGAGGTCGTCCAGGCGGTGCCGTCCGGCTTGGTGATGCCGGGCGTGTAGTCGTCGTTGAAGCCTGCGGCGAGGATGGAGGCGGGGGCGGTCAGCCCGATGATCGGCGGGGAACCGAAACCGATCCCGGTACTGAGCGCCCCCGTCGATGCGTTGCCGCTCGCGGCGAAGCCCGAGCCTGCCGGCAGACCGTTGTAGGGGACGTCGACGTCGCGGTCCTTGGGCGAGCCCTTGGGACCGGAGAGGAGGTCGAAGATGACGAAGTTGCCCAGGCTCGGGTTGGCGAGGTTCTGGACGAGAGTGGAGCCTGGAAGTCCTGCGGGCATCGTGTTCTCCTGAAGCTGAAAAAGGGCCGGGGCCGAAGCCCCGGCATCAAGGAGATCAGCCGCCGACGAGGCGACCCTGGAACTGGCGGCCGCTGCAGGTCAGGTTGCCCGCCCAGGCCAGGATGCTGACCTCGGCGTCCTGATTGACGGCGTACCGCTTGTTGGGGTCCAGGGCGACCATGTCGCGGGCCGAGTGCGGCCGCAGGAAGAGGTACTTGGTGTTCAGGAAGAACGTCGTGTTGGCGGTGTTGAAGCCGCCGATGCCGCCGTCCAGAACCACGTCCGCGTCCATGAACTTGATGGACGGGAACCCCAGGTTACCAACCTCGGGCGACGTGAACCGCTGCTGCGCCTGCAGCGAAGCCATGTACACGCCCCAGGCCACGTTGTCCTGCACGAGCAGATCGGGCCGGTCGGTGCCGCGCACGAGGCTCGCCCACATCGTGTTCATGAAGCCCTGGATGTTGGCCGCCGTCTGCGCCACCGTCAGCGTGTACTTCGACGTCCAGAAGGTCCACGTCGAGCCGACGATGCCACCGTAGGCGGTCGTCTGCGAGGCGGGAGCCAGTGCCGGCACTGCAGCCGCAAGACCCGTGAGGGACTTGCCACCGTAGGTGGTGCCGTCGCTGTAGATGCCTTCCGCCATCAGGTTCGCCATCGTCGACTCGGCGACATTGATGCGAGCCTCAAGGAGGTCGATCATCTGCTCCTTGCCGGCGTTCTGGATCTGCTCCAGGCCGGACATCGTGACTGGGCAGGCGAGTTGCTTGATGTTGAACTCGGCGGCGCTGATGACGTCGCTCGCTGCCACCGGCAGAAGGTCGTACCCCGAGTACCAGCCGCCGTTCGCGTTCTGCGCGAAGGAAAGCTCTTGGTAGATCACGTTGCCGCCCGAGAACGGCTTGCGATTGCCGCGCTGGTCGAGCTTCATGTACAGGGCGTTGTTCTTGGTCACGTTGTCCGCGATCTTGCGGGTGCGCGACTGGATCGTCGTTGCGACGATGTCCGAGACGTTGGGGAAGGCCATTGAAATCTCCGAATGAAGTTGTACCCTGCGTTTACACGCAGACCGTTCTCATCCGCTTTTCGATGGCCGTTGCCTGGGGGTGTCGATGGCCGCGTTGCGGTTCTACTTCCCCCGGCTCGGTTCTACGAGCTTCAGCTATACCCCGAGTGTGCCGAGATGGCCGCCTCGATGCTTTCGCGGATCGACGACGGTTCAGGGCCAGCCGGATTGCCAACAGGAGCGGAGCCCCTGACGCTGACCGCTGCGGAACGAGCCCGCTGGGCGTTTTGCGTCAACTGGCGGGCGTTCGCCCCTTGTTGCCGGGCGAGCATAACCTTGGAAACCTCCGGATGCAACATCGCTGCCTGCCGGTAGGCGTCGGCGATGCTGATGTCGCGGCCGCGACGCTCGCCAAGCTCGATGATGTCGGCCATCTCGTGCCGAAGGTCTTGGAAGAATTCGTTCGCCGGGTCCTGGGCGAACGTCTCAAGCTCGCTGCGCGCCTCGCCCTCTGCAGCCTGAGCGATCTGCTGCTGGCGGTTCTGGGCGGCTTGGTACAGGGGCGCGAGCGCCTGCTGCACCGCCTGCTGGACGTACTGCGGGTTCTGCTGCTGCTGCTGGCTGCCGGCAGGCGGCTCCGCGCCGACCAGGGCAGAGTCGAGCGCCTGGATGTCGACCCCGTAGACCTTGACGATCTGCGCCAGGGTCTGCGCCTTCTCGTACTGGGTGCCCGAGCGCAGGGTCTGGGTGACCGACATCAGGTTCCTGACCGCCGTCAGCGGGTCGACCCCCTCGGCCTGGATCGTGCCCAGGAAGGGCTGGATCGTCTGGGTGAACCGCTCGGCGATGTTCCTGGCCGGGGCCATCTCGTTGACATAGCGGGCCATCTCCGACTCGCGCCGGGCGACCTCCTGCTGGACGGCTGCCGGCACGGTCTTCCAGTGTTCGCGTGCCCCAGGCGACCATGAGGCTGGAGCCTGCAGCGCAGGTGCCAGCGGAGCGGGCTGGATGGGCGGCAGAGCGCCGTTCGCCTGCTGGGTGGCACCAGGGGTGCCTGGAGCGGTTCCAGGCGCTCCTGGGGCTTCCTTGCCCTTCGGGATGAACCGCCCGAGCGAGTCGCGGTCGCCCTTCGCCTGGATCTGGGGCTCGCCGGCAGGCTTCTCGACCGGCTGGGAGTCGGGGGCGACCGGAGCGTCGGGGGTGGTGCTGGTGTCGCCCTCGTCGGCGTCGATGGCGCTCTCGATGGTCGAGCGGAGGTCGGGGCCGTCGTCTACGGCAGCGTCGTCGGGCAGCGGTGGCATGGGTTCTCCTTGTGGTTTAAACGGCTAGGCATGAAGGCGCAGCAGGCCGGACCACTGCACCAGCCAGATGATCAGCACGATGGCCGCCACGGCGATGATCACGGTCTTGAAGGGCGGCGGCATCGGGATGTAGGTGACGATCAGCCAGACGATCAGGCCGAAGACGGCCAGGACGAGCAGAACGGTCAGCAACGAGGTGATGGTCATCTCAGTCTCCTTTTGACATTTCCCAGGAACGAAACTCGATCTTCAGCGGCCCTGCCGGTGGGCGAAGGCGCGGGCCAGATCCTCCCTGGTGACCGCTCCTCCGCTCTCGCCGCGCCGGTAGGCTTCGCGAGCTTTTTGCGCCTTGGCCCAGGTGTCGGTGTAGTCGTCGGCGGTCGTCAGCCCGTGGCGGTGCATGTACTCGCGATGCTTCGACCGCGAGGAGATGTCGGTGCCGTCCTGGGCGCAGAGCCCGATGTAGTGGCGGTCGCCCGCCAGGGCGTTGTCCTGGGCGCTCGTGCGGCCGCTCGGCGGGAAGTACCGGTCGGCAACCTCGCCGCAGCAGATCAGCGGCCTGGGGGCGCGGAGATGTTCGCTCAGGGGGCGGAACACCTCCAGGGTGTTCTCGCACTTGCCGCAGCGGAAGCTATACGTTGGCATTGCCACCTCGCAACTGCTTGACGAGCGCCTGCTGCTTCAGCTTGGGACTGCCGGCATCGGCGGCGTTGAATTCCTGGGCGACGGCGACCGGCGGTGCCTTGGTCTTGTCGGGCTGCCAGCCGTGGGCTACTGCTGCCATGAACCTTGCCTGCTTAGGTGTAGATGAAGGCATTCTAGAACCCCTTGGCTTCGTCTTCGTTGCGGAGCATGTCGACCAGCGAGCCCGACGCCAGGGCGGCGGGGCCGGTGAAGTAGGCGAACTTGCGCCAGTCCTTGGGCTCGTCCTTGAGCCGCTGGGTGCCAAGCTCGCCGGTGACCGGGTCCTTCGAGGTGCCGGTGTAGCCTTTGGCTTTGTGTTCGCCCAAGCTCGCCTGCATCTCCTCCCAGGACATCTTCGGGAGCTTCTTGATGTCGGGGTGCGCCATCTCGTGGGGCTCGACGCGGCCCCGGTAGGTGTCCCACAGCCGCCACTGCTCGGGGAAGAGCGGAAGCTCGGGGTTCTTGCCGCGCGACTCGTTGACGTAGTCGACGATCTTGTTGTAGTACGGCCCGAATTCGGTCGCCGTCTCGGGCTCGAAGGCGAGCTTGCCCGGCTGGATGGCCGGATGCACGCTCGGGTTCACCTCGCCGCCGGCAAGCCGGTACTTGGCCCCTGGGTGGCTGGAGATCACATCGATGGCGGCACCTTCGAGCTTCTTGGCGAAGCCGGGGTCGGTGCCGGCACGGGCCGCGAGATCCGAGTGCGATGCCCCAGGCATGCCGGTAAGCTCGCCCAGCCGGCCGACGAAGGCGTGGCCGAGATCCGGGTCCTGCATCAGCCGGTCCATGTTGTTGCGGATCATGTGGAGGTCGACCGCGCTCGTGTCGCCCTTCGCGAGATCGAGGAACGGCACCCCCAGGCTGGCCGTCTTCGGCCCGAGCCCCGGCACTTGGTTCATGATTCTCCGGGCTACATCCTGATAGCCCTCGCCCTGTGCCGGCGTGAACATCTCCGGATAGTCGCGCGCCATCCTGGCAAGCTGGGGCATGTTGCCGAAGTCGGCGGTGCCCTTGACGCCCATGCCGCCGCGACTCGCGGCCCCCGTGCCCATCTCGTTGGCCCGTGCAGCCTCGGGCGTCATCGCGGCGATCCGGTTGATGTCCTCGGGGCCGGTGGCACGGTGGCGCATCGCCAGGAATTCGTTCTGGGTCAGCGGCGCGTTGGGCGAGAGCAGCGAGAAGTTGAGAGCGTTGAAACGGTCAGCCGCGTCGGTCGGCCCCGGCCGCTCGTAAGTCCGCAGGAACTTCTGCATGAGCTTGTTGTGCATGTCCTGGGGCAGCGCGCCAGGGTCGAAGTTGTTGGCCTTCATCTCCCAGACGTCGGGCAGCGTGAACTTGCCCTCCAGGCCGCCGGGGACCATGACCTCCTTGCGCGTCGTCAGGTCACTCAGCCCCAGGCTTTGGCTGGGCGTTCGCGTCAGGTCGACCCCGTGCTTCTGGCCGAAGGCGGCCCACTCCTCGGGCGACATCTCGCCGGCAGGCTTCGGCAGCACCGGGGGCTCGGAGCGAAGCTCGGCCCGGTTCGCCAGGGCTTGGTCGACCTGTTGCGCGCCGATGGTCGGCCCCTTGCCGGCCTTCTCGGAGATGATCGAGCGGGCGATGTCCGGCTCGCCGGCCTCGATGATCGGCGCCATCGCCGCCGCGCTGCGCTCGATCTGCGGCCCTGCCCTGCCGGCCTTGGCGACCGCCCTGGTGGCTGTCTTGGCCGCCCTGCCGGCCTTGGTGGGGTCGCCGGCCTCGACCAGACCCGCGATGCCGGCAGCCATCGCCGGGTTGGTCTGGCTGTACTGGTCCCAGCCCCGCTCGGCCTGGGCGACGCCAGGGACATTCTTGGTCGCCCAGTCTCCAGCACCCTTGATGTTGGCACCAAGCTCCTGCAGCCGCTGGCCGCCGCGCTCGGTGAGCGGGCCACCCAGGGACTGGATGCGCTCGACCTGATCGGCCGCGTCCTTGGCGGACTGCTCCAGGCCGCGACCGCGCAGCAGGGAGGTGATGCCGTGGCTGGCCCCGGTCAGGCCGGCGACCGGGGTCTTGACGAGCCCGAGCAGCAACTGCCCGGTCGCGTCAAGCTGGCCGCCAGCCTCGGTCGCGCCTTCGCGCAGGAGGTCACTGATGCGCGACATCTTTCGCCTCGGCGTAGCCGGGCTCGATGGCTTCGCCCTCGGGCGCTGCGCCACCGTGCGCCTCGACCCAGGCGACCTTCTCGTCGTAGGTCGCGCCGCCCGTGCTGAAGCGTGCCGGCATCTCCTCGGCAGCCTGGGGCTCCAGATAGGCACCCTTCTCGGCCTTCTTCTCCAGCTTGGCCTGCTCTTCGAGCGCCTCGCGCTCGTACTTCTGCTGGATCGGGTCGGGTTCCTGCTCGACGAGCTTCTCTTCCTTCTTGGTCATGGTCGACTCCTATTGCATGGGTGGACGGGGCATCGGTGCGCCTTGCATCGGCGCACCCTGCAATGGTGCTACCTCCGGGGGCGGCTGCATAGCCATGCCGCCAGGGCCGGGCTTTTGCTGGTCGGGCGGCCCGAGCAGCGCCTGGGCACCGTGGACGGCTCCCTGGACATGGTGCATGCCGGCCTGGGCGAGGTTCTTGACAGCCTGGGTCTTGTTCTTGGTGACCTCGGACTTCGTCTTGTCGATCTCGGCCTGCTCTGCCGGTCCTGGGGGCTGCTTGCCCTTGTCGTTGGCGCTCGCGGCGGCGATGGCCTGATCCAGCACCGTCTCGATCTCCTTGGAGATCCGGAAGCCGCCCAAGCCCCACTTCATCATCTGCATCACTGCCGGCGCGGCCTCGGGGTTGGTCTGCAGGAGCGGCGTCACCGACTGGACGAACATGCCGACCGCCTGCATGAACTGGGACCGCGAGTCGCGCTCCTGCGCCCAGTCGACCATCGCCATCGTCTCGCTCTCGACGCTGATGCGGTAGAACTTGTTGTCGCCTGGGGTTTTAAGGAACTGGATCGCCGGCTGCGCCATGCCGGCATCGGGGCTGTGTTCGATGTTGGACCGCTGCAGGATCGTCTGCGGCTGGAACCGGTCGCAGATGACCTGGGCGCGGATGCGCTGGCCGCCGGCAACCCAGGCACCGATCTGCTGCTGCTTGAACTGCAGCCGGTTGCCGCCGAACTGCGCCTTCAACTGCTGCGCGCCCAGGGTTTCATCCGGGTTGGTCATGCCGCGCATGATGTCGCCGATGCCCAGCACCTCGTAGAGCGCACCCTTGATCGTGTCGCGCTGCATGGTCAGCTTCTCGATCACTGCGGCAACGATCTCGATGGGCACCCAGTCCATCTGGCCCTTCAGCCCGCCCTTCTCGGCGAACGCGGCCCAGTTGTCGACCGGGATCATCTGGTTCTCCATGCCCTCTTGGAAGACACGGCCGATGGGCGTGCTGTTCTTGTCGTACACGCCGACCACCTTGCAAGCCTTCGTCAGGTACTTGATCCGGGTCGTCAACTCGTCGATCTGCTGGTACTGATCCTGGGCGAGCAGGTAGTCGGCGCGCGGGATGAACTTGGACGTCGTCAGGTTCGCCATCAGCGGCTGCGGGCACGGGAAGAAGCCCTTCAGCACCAGCGGGTCCTTCTTGTAGTCGCAGATCATGTTGAAGCCCAGGACGTGCCAGTAGGCGCACTTCGTGGTCTTGTCCCAGATCTCGAAGACCCCAGCCTTCTCCCAGGGGTCGTTGATGTGTCCCAGGGCATCAGCCTTGGACTTCTGCTTGCTGACCGGGATCACCTTGCCGATCTTGTCGCCGAAGCGGGCGCAAAGCTCCTCGCGGTTCATGTACACCCGGCGGGCGACCCAGCGAACGTCCTGCCAGACCCTGGCCGGGCTCCACCAGAAGTCTTCCCAGTAGATGTAGTCTGCCGGCGCATCCTCGTTGACGATAGCCTCGTACTCGATGGGCTCGGCCAGGACCGTGCCGGTCGCCGGGTCGGTGACAGCCTCGGTCTTGTTCTTGGCCGTCTCGACCTCGTAGCGATACCAGACCTGTCCCAGGCCGACGATCAGGTAGTCGCTGACCGCCTGCCTCGTGATCTCGGGGTAGGTCGACTCGTCGTCGTCCTCGCAGTCGTTGTTCAGCATCCGCTGCAGGATGTTGGCCGCGACCCTTGAGACGTCGTCCTCGGAATCCTTGTGCGTGTTGCTGACGTCGACGTTGGGCGGCTTGGCGTAGAGGGAGGACTTCAGCACCTCGATGTTCGACCAGAACAGGTTGAACTTCGAGTCGGCATCGTTGAAGCTCGCGCCGTCGCGCTCGTCGAGATACCGCTGCACGAGCTTCTTGGCGGTGATGTGGAACTTGGAAAGCTCCTTCTTGGCCGCCTGAAGCTCGCGCTCCCAACGCTCGGCCAGCTTCGCCGGGTCCTTGCCCTGGTCTTTCTCGGGCACCAGCGACTGATCCCCAGGCTTCTTGCCGTCGTGGATGTCGTGGTACTCCTTGCCGTCGGACGGCTTTTCGTCACCAGCGACTGCAGCTTCACCGTATGTAGCCATCAGAGTCGTCCTTGATTCGCGGAGGGTCCGACCGTCTCATGCAACTGGTCGAGCGTGAAGGTGCGGTTGAGAGGCGGCACGATTATGGTCTTCTCGGGCGGCGGGGGCTCGATGACCGCCAGCTTCGCGGAGCCTTCCATGTAGGCGTCGCACGGGTGGCTCGACCAGTCATGCTCGGGCTCGCTGCTGAAGGTCTTCGTCTCCTCGTCGTACTTGAAGTGGTACGCCCGCAGCGCCTGCACCAGGGGCTTGCAGACCTCGTTGTTGCTGATCCTGACCCGGCGCAGCATCAGCCTGCCGGCATTGATCGAGTCGGCCTTCTTGCGAAGCTCGTTTACACGCACGTCGACGCCTTCCCAGGGCCGGTCGGACAGGAACGTCTCGACGACGCTGCGCTTCGAGGCGAAGCTCTTCGCCTTGGCATCGTGCGGCAGGCAGATGACGTCGGCGCGGGGCTGCTTGCGTAGCCTGGGTATCCACTCCTCGGCGTCCATGCCCGAGCCGTCGTCGTAGTGGAAGATCTCGAAGCCGCCGCGCATCCGCTTCCACCAGACGAACGCGGCCTTGTCCCGGTAGCCGATGTCCGACGTCACCCAGACCTCGTCGTTGACGCTCGGCCGGTCGACGAAGCAGATCCGGCCCTGCTTCTCGGCCTGCTCGATGTAGCGGCCGAAGATCGCGCCGACGTTCGCGGCGCTGAAGTCGCAGTCGTACTCCTGCCGGTACAACTCGTCGGGCATCTCGCGGCGCTCGTCGTCCAGCACGCTCTGCGGGATGTGCTTGGTGTCGTCGACACCCAGGTGCGAGTGGAACCAGTGGTCGCTGCCCTTGGCAAGCTCGATCAGGTCGTGGAAGTGGTTGTAGCCTCGGGGTGTCGAGATGAAGGCTGCCCAGCCACCGTTGCCGGCAAGCATCGGCCGGAACATGCTCCAGGCTCTCGGGTCACTGAGCGCAGCCTCGGACATCACGATGCCGAACGGGTTGGAGCCCACCAAGCTGTCGTAGTAGTCGCTGCCGACCAGTTGCCAGATCGCGCCCGACCGCAGCGTGATCTTCATCTCGGTCTTGTTGGTGTCCTCGCGCAACTGCTTGGGGAACACCACGTCGAGCGTCTTCCTGCCCTGGTTGTCGAAGCCGTCCCAGACCACCTTCCTCGCGTGCTTGTGCGTCGGCAGCATATGGAAGTACATGCCTGGGCGCTCGAAGCTCATCTTCGCGGTCTGGTGCAGCATCGTCAGGTCCTTGCCGAACCGACGCGGCCAGCAGCAGGCTGCACGCAGCCCACCGTGGTCGAAGTAGCGCATCAGCGCCTTCTGCGGCGGCCGACCGACGAAGCCGTTGGGCAGGGTGATCTCAGCCACGCTTGCGCATCCGCCAGAGCATCAGCCGGTCGGCAGCGATGCCAGCCATGAAGGCGACGACGAAGTCGAGCCCGTAGGTCCACCAGGGATCGGCGACCACGAGCGTGATCACGTCGCGCACCAACCGATGAGGGCGAGCATGCCGCACACCACGATGAAGGCCAGCACGCGCAGCATCAGCCTGCGCCGCCGATCCAGATGCTGGGCGTCACTGCGTCGCTGTCCAGCACCTCGCAGACCGCCTTGCCCAGCACCTCTGCCGGCAGCCGGTGCCACTGCATGCCGTAGTCGAGCCGCACGAGCCCTGCGTGCTGCAGGTCGCGGCTGTCGAGCGCCTCGTACCGCACCGCATCGTTGAAACGCTGCGCGCCGTCGACGACGTCGATGACCAGCAGCGTGCCTCCAGGCTTCAGGTACGCCTGGGCCATCGTCAGCATGCTGGGCACGCTGTCCGCGTGGTGCAGCGAGTAGCCCATCAGCACCACGTCGAACGTGCCCAGGGCCGCCAGGAGCGTCGGGTCGCGCATGTCCCCATGCACCAGCCTGCCAGGGCACTGGCAACGCTCTAGCTGCGCCCTGGATGCGTTGACCAGGGTGAACCGGAGGTCAGGCTGCGCCTCGCGCCAGTACCGCTCCATGCCGGCAACGCCGCAGCCCAGGGACAGCACGCTGGAACCCGGCGGGGTGTTTACACGCTCCAGCACCATCAGGCTGTGCTTGCGCTCGTCAGGGTCGAGCAGGAACAACTGCAGCACGCTGACGCCTTGCGACAGCAGCCAGTCGGTGACGCCACCGACGACACGCTCGTCAGCGTAGAGCGGATGGTCTGCCGGCGGCCAATTCCCAGGAACGTAATCGTGGCCGTTGGCACCCGAGCCCTGGGGCTTCATCACCGTCTGCCAGCCCTTCAGCGAGGCTACATCGACCTCGTCCATGCCTCAGGCTTCCTTCCTGATGACCACTGTCAGCGGGCCGCCGCCTTCGCCGACCACCTCCGACCTGTTGAGCTTGGGCGCAGCAAACTCGGCAAGCTGGGCCAGCAGGCGTGCAGCGCCGGCAGGATCTGGCGGCCGACCGGGGATGGTCTTGCCCCCGACCTTGCGATTGCGCGAGCCCTCGGCCGTCTGCTTCAGCCACAGGGCCACGTTCTCCCTGTTGTCGTCGAGCAGCGCCTGGACCGTCTCGCGGAACGCCTGGGTGGTCCTGTTGGGCACGCCTTTCTTGCGCCCCTTGCCGGCGTTGGGCGGCCGCCTGGGGCTCGCAGCAGGCTGCACCAGAGTGCTGTCGCCACTGGGCGAAGAGGGGGTTGACATGCGCCGAAATGTACCCGCAAACCTGCGCGACGCCCAGGCCGCCGCCCCTGAACAGCCGAACAGCCTGAACAGCCTTGTCCGCCCTTTGTGCGCTCGCATTCGCGCGGCCGCTCGATGCGCGCTACTTTCTCCTTTTCTCACATAAGAGGAGGAATAGGTTGTCCAGGCTGTTCTACCGGGCGTAGAAGGCTGTTCTCGAAGGCTGTTCAGGCTTCGACTTGGCTGTTCTACCGGGCGTAGAAGGCTGTTCAGCGTATTGCCAACAAAGTCACGCCACCCCCTTGCAGAGTGTAGATTGAATCTATATGATCGAGGCTCGATACAGCAAGGCAGCAAGATGAACACCACCACCCAAGCAGCATTCGTCGGCCCCCTCCTCCCCACGAAGAAGGGCCGCCCCGCGAAGCACGAAGACCAAGCCGCTCGCCAGCGCGCATGGCGTGCCGCCAACAAGGTCAAGACCTACCGCATCGACGGCAAGGCTGCCGGCACCATCGCCGAGTTGGCTGCCCAGTTCGACACCGACGAGACGCACGTCCTCAACAACCTCGTCCGCTTCGCCCTGGCGAACTACAACTGGAAGCAGTGCGGCATCGGCGGCTGGGCGATGTCCGACGCCCGATTCACCAAGGGCAAGCGCGCTGCCCCGGCGGCCGTCGACCTGTCCGCGCTCGACGCCGAATTCCCCCTCGTCAAGTAACCCTTGGAGCTACACCATGAGCAACACTGTCCGCATCGTCCACAACCGCCTGCTGGGCGGCTGGTTCATCGTTCGCGGCGCGCACCAGACCCCGCTGGGCGGCCGCTTCGACACCCGTGCGGCCGCCCTGGCGCACCTGAAGACCGCCCCCGCCTACCGCTAGTCCACCACCACCACCCTGGAGCTTCAGCAATGACCACCGTGACCCTGACCCACAACGCCGCCCAGGCACGCGCCATAGAGGGCTTCAAAGCCTTCATGCAGACCCAGATCAGCAAGTGGCCCGACTATGGCGACACCGTCGAATTCGAGATCCAGACGACCGCCTTCGGCCAGACCTGGGTGACCGCCAAGACCGACATGAAGGGACTCAGCGAAGGCAACCTGCTGCGTGCGGTCGCCGCCCAGTACTGGCTCGCGCGCATCGGCAAGCGCGGCGCGGTGACCATCAAGATGGCCCCGAAGTCCTTCGACCAGTTCCAGGGCAAGCGCGCCTTCGGCTACACCTTCGACCACAAGTCCTGACCCACCACCCTGGAGCTTCACCATGAAATTCGCCTTCAAGTACACCCGCCGCGACATCCCCCGCACCATCGTCCTAGAGGCCGACAATGCGGCCGATGCCACGTCCCTGGGCTACATCCGCGCCGGTAGCGTCATCGACAACGTCCGCTGCGAGCCCGCCACAGCCTACGAGGCGCTCGAAGCCCTCGTGGCCCAGGCCAAGGACGCCAACCCCGACCTGGGGCTGTCCTTCGGCTACATCGGCAACTGCGAGCGTTGGGGCGACGACCGCGACTGGCGCATCTTCACCAACCGCATGCTGGGCGGCCGCTCGTACTCCCTGCCCCTGGGCTCGACCGACAACCTCGACCGTGCCCTGGCCGCCATGCCCGAGGTGCTGCCCCGCTTCCTGGCGGTCGCCCAGAAGGCCGACCGTCGCCACTGA